GCCAAATCGTGACAGTTCAAGCCGTGGATGAAGCCTCTCATGACTTTTTTCAGGAGCGGAAAGATGCAAGTTGCTTGAATCCAGGTAGCAAGGCCGCAGTATTGCCAAGATGGGTCAGATATAGCCCTTGGCCTAGATTCTTCATTCTCCAAGATTTTGGTTTGCATCTTGTCTTCGGAAGTCACGTATTCTTCTCCGCTTTTGACCATCACTCGGAAAGCTCCAATGAAATTTTCTTTCTTGGGTTTAGTGAGTTGGAGTTCAATAACCCCCAGATATTTGGCTTTCTTGTCCAGAGTCCATTCTGAGTGATTTGCGATCCATTGAGCGACTGGTATCACATCTGGAGTGTCCATCTGTTTGATGAGAAGCTTGAAGTAGCTGAAGGCTCTGTCTGTCATTTCTTCGAATTTCTTTAGAACTTTTGGGTTAGGCGAGTTCGAGCTTCCGAGCTGTCTACCGAAACATGCCCATGCTAGATTTTGACTATCTAGCGCGTCCCATTCGAAGCTTCTGACGATCTCGTTGTTGGCGTTGGTTGTAGAGAATCCAGTAAGCACTCCCGTCTTAATGCGTGGTTCAGTGTCTTCTTCTATTCTCTTTTGGTATGCTTGCCATTTGATGAGAGCTTCTCTTTGTTCGACCCATCGCTGGTTTCGACCAGGTTGAAGTAATCGATGGGCTTGTGGAACTATATCTTCCATGTTGTAGGGTTTTCTGTGATAACTCTTAATTGCTGAGGTAGTTATCTTTTTTTGTATTTCTGATCCATTTTGGATCTGATTTGGATGAGAAAGAGAAAATTTTTCATTTAGTTCTTCGTTGAATTGATTTCCCGGCGGGGTGACTTCAATCTTTAGCGGGGTACTGTCACTAGTTGGCTCTAATAGTCTTTCTTTGTTTCTTTCATAGAATAGAGCAGTTAGAGCTTCTTGTTCTTCTGGAATCTTTCGATTGTTAGCCATTTTCAATTTTGATCTCCAGCATGTCAGGCTGTCACTGAACCATTTTTTATGGTCACTGAACTGAGTCTCAACAGGGTGTAGATTAATTTCTGCTATTCGACCTTGAACTCTATCGTCGAACTCGGTCCATCTTTCAACCATGTCTTTTTCATGGTATGTCATCAATGAACCTTTGGCTCCCCATCTGAGTTGATCTTCTACATGGCTGTTGATAAGCGGTGCTTTTAAAATATCGTTGTATGGCTTCCAGTCAGTATTAGTGATTACACCGCAGAATTTCCTGCAGAACACTTTGAGTGATGAAGGCATTGCCATTTTTTCTTCTTCTGTAGTTATAGTCATTGGTCTGCCTTTCCAGAACCATAGATAAGTCGGCGTCAAAGTCCAGTTCTTTGCTGCTCTTCCTAGAGCGATCACCAATAGATTGGTCATGAACAGTGTCCACTTGTTCTCTCTGAC